GTTACCTGCTCCATGTTTTCAGTTGTATTTGTTGTATCTGACATTGTTTATTCCTCCATATCTTTGATTTTAGGCAGGAAAAAACCAGCGGTCTTCCCGCTGGCTCCTGCTTTTTCTTCTTTTACTTTCCTAACGCTTTTCTAACGTCCTTTAAGTAGTCCTTGCCATTGATAATGCAAATAAAGTTCAGCGGGTCAATCTCTGTCACCTTTTTGCCGTCCATATACATTGCGTAATATGACACGGCGTATTCACCGCTTACATCAGCTGTGGAAGCTGCCGCAACTTTGCCCAGTGCGGTTTTCTTCGGCTTCACTTTCATAATGTGTTTTACGCCTGCCACTTCATTTGCGCTGGTGCGCATATTCATTCGCTGCTGTGCTACACGCAGGTCAATTCTATGCACCCGTGGTTCCATCAATGTGACTGCTGCCGCTGTAACTGTGCGGAAGTTGAAAGTTGTTGACATTGCATTTAAGTGACCAATAATGATTTCTTCAATATTGCCCGCAATGCCTGCGCCGCTCAACTCTTCCGTCATGTACTCTAAGTCTGGCAGTGTCACTTCTGTGGTTCCCAGATACTCTACGGCGTCTTCGTAAATCGCATAGTTAATAACTAATTCGTCAACTTTTGACATTCTGTTTCACCTCCTGTTATGCTGCCACCAGTGCTGCAAGATATGACAAGTCATATTCAAGCACAAAGTCCATCTTCTGCATTGGTGATGGCGGCGTCATGTAAATGTGAAAACGTACAATGCCCGCTTTAAGCTGGCTTTCGCTGTTCTCGCTTGCGTTGAACTCTACACGCCCACCAATGATTTTTTCATCAGTTGTAAGACTTGCCAGCCAATCATTGATTGACTGCACAATAGCGTCAATTAGACGCCTTTTAGTCCCTCTGTCAATGTAGTTCCAGTATGTCAAAATAAGTGTCTTTGCAACCCACTTGAACATACGGTTGATACAGTAGAAATAGTCCGTCACGTCTGTGTCGGCAGGATAACAAGCTGTATAATTCCCCCAGCTTACAAAGCCATTAAAGAAATTAAGTGCTGTCACAACGCCGTTTTCATTCAAGTAGTTTGCCTGCTGAATATCCATGACTACTTCCGAACCGTCCGCAGTAACCATTCTGTCTGCCTGTATGCCCTTGTTTGAAGCACTTTCGCAAGGTGTGCCGCCGCCGTACTCTTCCGCATTGTCTACGGCTGACATACTGGCTGCAAGCTGTGTTGAAAGATTGAAAACTCTATCCCCCAGCGCAACTTTAGGGAAGCAGACAACTTCTGTTCTTTTTGTGAAGTTTTTCTGTTTCTTCCATGCTGGCACTTCCGTGTAGTATGTCGCCCCTGTTTCTGCCGTGCAGTCAATATCCAGAATTGCTTCACCCTCAAACAGTCCGTTGATATTCTCTGCTTTTGCAGACATTACAGCTGCAACCTCTGCGTCATGTGACCAATTCGGACACAAAATAAGGTCTGGAACCTTTGTGTAAAGCGGAAATACATAGTTAATCAGTTCAAGTCCGGTTGTCTTGTGTGTGCTTACGCTGTAACCGCCGATAATGTCACTTTTTGTGACCTGTGAAGCGTCCACGGCGTCATATTTCACGGTAAGTTTGCCCGTGGTTTCTTTTAAGAACTCCACAACGCAATTTGTGTCACTGTAAAATACTTCGTAATCTTCCCCGGCTGTCTTTCCTGTGATTTCCACACTGCCTGCGATTGCTTCCGCAGGTAATACAATCTGACCGTCTACAACGTCCATCTGTGTTTCATCAACTGTTTTCTTGTGTTTCTTAGGGTCAAGAACATTTACAAAGAATACCTGCGCAGAATTGAACAATGTAAACGCTGTATAAATCTCTTCACAAAGACTGTATTTCTTCCAGTCGTCGGAATATCCCAACGCCTGCACTGCTTCTTTGTAACTTGAAGCCATAATGACTTCATTTACTTTTCCATTTACCATCTGCACGGGTGCTGTTCCAACCACAAAATGTACGCCAGTATCTACGGACACGGGCGTGATTGCGCCATTGCTTGTCTTGCTGGCGTTTACTCCATGTGATACGTCACTCATTTGTTATACCTCCTGTTCTGCGTATGCAAGGGCGGCAGCCTTTAAGTCTGAATAATACTTGTTGTATACATTCCCGGTTGTCTTCACCTTGTCTTTCTTGTCTGCCAGTTCGGAAATAGGAACCAGCATTTTTCTTACAAGTGGGAACTTTTCGAGAATGAAAGAAAGTTCTTCTTCAATCTCTTTGTCTGTTCCCTCAAAAATCTTGTTGCATGGCAGCATTGCTTTTGGCAGGTTCGGTCCAATGTAAATCAGCTTTACTGTTTCTGCCTGCGTATTTGCCGTTTTTGCGGCTTTTTCTTCTGTTGTGGTATTTTCTACCGCCTGCACCTTTTCAGCGTCCTTTTCGGCTGCTGTGGCGCTTGCTGTGGTCGCTTTTGCCATTTCGTCTTCCTCCTGTCTATAAATTGTGCAAAATCTCTGCCACATCACGTTGTGTGACTGGCATACTCCAATTTGTCACCATTTCGCCCATGTAGTATGGCGGCGTGGTGTCTTGATATACGATATATTCCAGCGGCAGTTCCAAAGTAAATTGACCGCCGCCGATTGTCCCGGCTTTCTTCAATTCGCTGCGCACTCTCAAAATCAGATTGAGAAGTGCCAGCGGTCCGTCCTGCCCATCTTCTGAATACACCGCAAATATTATTCTTACTTTGCAGCTGTCTTCCTCTGGTTCGCCTGCTTTCTTGTCGTCCGTCCCTGTTAGGAACTTTAACAGAATGTATGGCACTTTCTGTTGTACGTCGTCTGCTTCCGGCAGCCCCATTTTATAAACTGCTGCTGCTCTTTCTTTTTCTTCATTGCTTCCCGTTCTGGTTCGCACTGGCAAAATAATGTCAGACGTTTTGGAACTAATGAATTTCTGCAATTCTTCCAACAAAAAAACTGGTGTCATAATTCTTTACCCTCCATAACCATTCAAAATCCTGTTCATTTCGTGTATAATTCTTTCGTTTACCAGTTCTTGCGCTTCCTTTTCCAGCCCGTCTATAATATCTTCATTTCCCACCATCTGTGCTGCTGATAGTCCCATTTTCTCTTCAATCGGAAAACGCTTGCGCCCTGTCCTCTCAAATACTCCTGTGTGACCATTGCTTTTCATTTCTGCAACGAAAGCGTCTTCAAACGGTGTCCCGCTGCCACCTTTTTTGACCGCCGCCCGCACCTGCTTTCCGGTTCCGGGCTTCGTCGGCGTTACTTTGAATTTGTACAGTGGTATTTTCACGCCAGAAAACGAAACAAAGCCCGCAAGGTTTCCCGTGCTGGCTTTGGTTATATTTATTCTGGTTGCTTTCGTCAGTGCTGCGCCATTTACGGCATATACGGTTTTTACCTGCTTTATTGCCTGTGTCTTCACTCTGGAAATACCACGGTTCATAGCGCTGGCAAATACTCTTTCTGCACCTTTTGGAACGTCTGCCAGCAGGGTTCCCACTCTTTCTATTGCGTCAGATGTTATTTCAATCATTCTTCCAACATCTCCAATTCAAGAATTATTTCCCCGTCCTCGCAGTCTGCTTTTGAAATGTTATACATATTGATTGCCCCGGCTTCGTCAATTTCAAGCTGGCGTCCTTTTTTGGGAACGCAACCAAAATCATATAATGGCATATAGACCAGACAAGAAGCACGGTTTATGCCCTCTGCATTGTCCCCGTTTCCTCTCTGCCGTTCGTCGGCTGCCGTGTGGTCAATGATTATGGGCAAATAGTGTTTCTTGCCTTGATACCATATATCAGTCATAGTTGCCATTTCTCCGCAGTTGTGAAACACTTTCATGTCACTGGCAAGCTGTGCTTTGAAGTCCATTAGATAGGTGTTGCAACAAACCAGCTGTCTACATCATGCGGAACGCATAACGGTGCAGAAGACAGATTGAGGAAGCGGCGTGCAGGCTTGCGTTTTGTCCATGTGTCCGGTACATATTTACCCTCTACGGTCATAAAGTTGCCGTCCGGCTCCTTAATAAGTGTGATTGCTCCATAGTACATGGAATAATCAGCGTTTGTGCTTAACAGTGCCAAACTGTCAGCAGGTACAAGCGGCTTGTCCTCCGGTTTGTCCGGGTTTGTCCAGTCGTCAAGATACCACTCATTGTACTTGTAAATATCAAGTCCCAGTTCGTGAATGGTTCCAAGGTATGTGACGCCGTTCGGTAACTGTTTAGGCTGTATAACCGCAAGATTGAAATTTTTCACATCAAGCATTTTCTGCACCTTTGCATGATTTACAAACGCATTTGCAACGTCGCCACCCATAACACAAATATCACAGTTTACAAATCCGGTCTTCTGTACGGTTTCGTGCCAGCGCTTCAAATCTGCGATAGGGTCGGAAGTGTCGGCAGTCCACTTCTTCGCTGCTGTTGTGATTTTCTCTTTGTTTGTAAAAGAGAAGTCAATCACTTCATTTACTCCGTCGCCAATGATAGGGATTGTGCCAGTAAAAATGGTCTGTACGCACATTAACTCTTCACGGCGTAAAATCATTTCTCGCAGTTCCTTGAAATCATCAGCCATTTTAAGCACTGCACGTTCCGCAGGTGTTCTTCCAGAATAAAGGCTTTCACCCGGTCTGCGCTGCAAAAGGTCGTCAATCGTTGTGACCTTTTCCGGTGCAACTAAAGGCGGTGTGTAGGTCTTTGTTTCATATCCAGTGTTTGGCACTACCTTTCCACCAACTACACGGCTGACAAACGGTGCAACCTTTCTGCTTCCTTTCTTGAAATCAACATCAACATTCTTTGTTACGAATGTTTCTTCATGTTTGAAAAATGTACTTCTGAAAAAAGTACGCACGGGCGGTAATTTCTGAACCACTCTGCCCATTGTTCGTGGTTCGTAAATAGATACTTCATTTGCCATGATTGTTTTATCCTCCTTACTTCAAAAAGATTGATACTTTTCGCAGTGCTTCTTTGATTTTTGCTAAATCTGCGCTTGCTTCAAGGTTTAATGCGTCAGCGAAAAACTCACCCGTCAAATAATATGTGACTGGTTCGCCCTTGCCTGCTGCTGCCGCAGAAATTCCGATTGCGTTCGCTTCTTTTGTTGTAGCAACCGGAATGATTTTGTTTTCGTTCTCTGCGTCAACCATTACTGGTGCATACTCTTTGATTTCTGCGCCCGCAACTCCCGTTTCCGGTACTGTTGGGAAGTCGCCAGCAAAGAAATTTTTCGGTGCTGTTTCTCTCTTCTCTACTGCGTATTCACTCATTTTGCGCTACCTCCTTATTTTGTATCTGGAAACAACTTGTCAATAGCGGCATTGAACGGGTCTTTTCCGTCACCGCCTGCGTTGTCTTCCGGTGTTACGCCAGATACGCCGTTTGCCCCGCCGTCCTGTGCGTCCTGCTGGCGGTTCTGAATGTAGTTGCCGCCCGCTTTGTTCTGTTCTGAAATGATTTTGACTGCCATTTCCTGTGCAGAAATAGGGTTGACAAACTTTGCGTCCTTTGCGATTGCGTCATAGTTGCCGTTTGCCAAGTCTTCAATGCCTTTAATTCTGGCACGTTCTGTGGCTGCTGCTTCATTCTGGATTGTCGCTACTAAATCCGGGTATGCGGCTTTTAGTGCGTCAACCGTTGTGATTTTGTTTTCTGGTGCTGCCATTTCTGGTTCCTCCTTTTCCTGTGGCTTGTTGATAGGTTCTGTTGCACTATTTACTAAACTACCCGGATTTTGATTGTGCGGGCTGTTTAATAACTGGGTTGGAATACTCTTGAACATGGAAACGTCAATGGGTACTGAATTGACCACGATTTTTGAAGAATTTTCAACAACCGTTGTGCTGTCTTCAAACATCAATTCATCACAAAAGCCGTTTTCAACGGCAATGTCGCCCGTCCACCATGTTTCATTTGACATAAGCTGTTCTATGTCCTCTGTCTTTTTGCCAGTCTTGCTGGCATATGTATTGACAATGCTTTGTTTAATCACTTTCAGTTCATCAGCCATCTTCAAAAAGTCTTCTGCTCTAAAAGTGTCCCAGACTGTCATTGCAGGGTCATGTATCATAAATACACCGTTTCTGGCAATCTTGATTGTGTCGCCAGCCATAGCAATGATTGTGGCTGCGGAAGCTGCCCAGCCATCAATTTTTACTGTCACTTTCGCTGAACAATCTTTCAGCCTTGTAAAAATTGCATTGGCTGCGAACACGTCACCGCCGCCGCTGTTAATACGCACGATAATTTCCGGCACATCACCCAGCGCCGCAAGTTCTTGATTGAACTGTTGCGGTGTCACTCTGTCTTCCCACCATGACTGCTGACTGCTAATTGCTCCATATAAAAGTAGTTCTGGTGGCTTGTCGCCTGTTGCTGGAATAAAATTCCAGAATTTATTCGTCGTCACTCCGTATGGATTGCCCGGCGTCCTGTTGTCCTGCTGCTGGTTCATTCCCTGCGCCTGCTGCGGCTGCTTGGGATTTTGACTTGTTTGCATTGGCATTGGCAATTTTCTTCACCTCTCTTAACTCTTTTTCTTCGTGTTTCAGCTGTTCAATATTGTTGTAGTAGCTTGTACCCGTCATTTGCATTGTTTCGTCGCTTCGTGTGCTAAAGCCATTCTGCACCCGCTTTTCTGCGGCTGTTGCTTCTTTTATCGGGTCTAACATACCCTTTGCAGGTCCGTTCCATTTCGCCCCGCAATATGCTTTTCTAATCACCGGGTCAGTAAAGAAGCCCGGTGCCTTGATACGTCCTTTTGCAACCGCTTCTGTCAACCACTCTTCATATACTGGCTGGCAAAAGTCTGTTGCTAACCAGTCCCGGTACATATTAAACATTTTCCACGCTTCTTCCAGTGCGCCTTTGCTGGCTGTGTAACTGGAATTAAAGCGCTTTATAAGCAATTCATAAGGTATTTCAAGGCTTGCGCCTATCTGCTGGCATATAGCTTCCACAAAGCCGCCAAAATTGGCGTTTGGTCTGCCGGGGTTCATGTCGTGCGCCTTTTCGCCCTCGTTTAAGTCGATAACGGCACCCGGCGCAAGTT